ACCTCACTGTCCGTGGCCAATAGTACCAATACCGCCACGTTGACACCTATCTCACTCACTATCGGGACACAGATTGCGAATACGATTGGATTCTACGCCGGTGCGAACGTCTACGCCAACACGACGACTGTGTTTTTTGGCAACAGTACCGTCAACTCGGTACATACCGCCACGTCACTGTCGGTGGCCAACAGTACCAATACCGCCACGTTGACGCCCATCTCGCTGACGATTGGTACTCAGGTGGCCAATACCGTTGGCTTCTACGCTGGTGCCAACGTGTACGCCAACACGACGACTGTGTTTTTTGGCAACAGTACCGTCAACTCGGTACATACGGCCACCTCACTGTCCGTGGCCAATAGTACCAATACCGCCACCTTGACACCGGTGTCGTTGACGATTGGCGGAACGGTTGCAAATACAACGACCGTGTTCCTCGGGAACAGTACGGTAAATACAGTAGCAACAGCCACATCACTGTCGGTGGCGAATAGTACCAACACGGCAACGTTGACACCTATCTCGCTCACGATTGGTACCCAAGTCGCCAATACGACTGGATTCTACGCCGGTGCGAACGTGTACGCCAACACGACGACTGTGTTCGTGGGAAATAGCACCATCAATCTGACATTAACTTCCACACCGACCTTTAATAGTAATACTAGTACAGGTATTACCGCAAACGGAAAATTGACCCTAAATACTACTAACGGGCGGTTTGTGCTTCCTGTAGGGTCAAACTTGTGGGCATTATAATAGTCCCATTAAGTCGCGGAGATTTGCATGGCAAATGAATCAAATGGGTCGATGTGGGTAAGCGGGACTTACTTGCATTGGATGAACGCGAGTAATACACAATTTCGTTTTTTGGGTACAACTGTCGCAACACCCGCCGGTGCTGTGGCAGGTAGTATGTGGATTTCAGCAAACACCATTCATTACATTGATGCGTTAGGCACAGAACGCTACATAGACGGACCGTTTGTGGCAAACCGCGCAGGAGTTGGGGCGCTTGCGGGGTCGATGTGGATTGATAACGTCTATGCACCGTCATTGGCTAACGGACAATTGCATTTTATCGGTGCTGCACAAGATGAAATCTGGGCGCACAATGATACCACTTTTGTGAACTCACATACCGACACGGCCCACACCGATCTTCATACCGACACGGCCCATACGGACGCACACACGGACATCGCTCATTCAGATGCGCATTATGATGCCCCGTTCAGTAGTTCACATTCGAACGCGCATACCGATACGCCATTTAGTAGTTCACATTCGAATGCACATTATGATGCCCCGTTTAGTAATGCGTATTATGATTCGCACGAAGATTCATATACTGACGGTGGTCCCTACGTAGATCTACATTATGATTTTGGAGATCATGGCGACGGAGGGTACGATCCAGAAAATCATTATGATGAATGGCCATTCGGTAGTTCACACTCAGACGCACATACAGACGATTATACAGATGCAGGACCTCCTAACTCACATCAAGATGATCCGTTCAGTAGTTCTCATACAAATTTGTATTATGACGCGCCATTTATTAATTCGCATTCAAACGCACATTATGATGCCCCGTTCAGTAGTTCGCACACCAACGTGGCACAAAATATATCACACAATGATGTCTCGTTCGTGAATAGCCATAGCGACGTATCGTTTGTAAATACCCATACCGATATTGCTCATATAGATAAACCCGAGGTTGTGTAGTAATAATTAGTGAGGTGTAATATGAAGATTGAGTGGAAGCGTGTAGCCAAGCCCCAGCCAGATGGTTATGATTCAGAGGTGATTGCCAGTATTTTGAATGAAAAATACGGGTGGAAAAAAATTCAACCTACATCAGAACTGCGGTTATGTAACGGTGCGGTGGCGGTCGTTCAAGACCGACAATATACTCCCGAACAAATTAGCCATCCTAGTAATCCAATGACAGATGGTATGCCATATATGACACCTGAAGTCTGTGCGGGGATTGACCGCTTTTTAATGGCGTGGCCAGAAGGTGGACAGATGCTCCAATTATTCTTAGATGAATATTGGGCCAAATGGTCCAAGTTTATGGACAAACATGGGCGCGGATGTTCCTCAGGCCACTATGAAATGAAATCCTGCCTGCACGACTATGGACTCACAAAGGGGCTTGTATTAAATGCCGTATATGTGACCGCAAACGATTGGCAAGGATGCTCTGAAGGAATCTATCATGAAGTAGGTCACGCTCGGTTAGAGTCGGTGGGGATTGATATTGATACACATGATAGTCGTCTACTATTAAACGGACCAGATGAATTGTACGATTCTCCAGTACGGTGGGATATTAAGCGACCTATGTCTGCGGTGGTGCAGGCCGTTTATTCGTGGATTATGTTTTGTGAAGCCGATATTCAATGCGCAAAAAATTTAACGGGATACGACACAAAACATCCCGAACAGCAACAAACCGCCGCAGAAGCATCGGTATCATACTTAATTGGAAATATTCCAAAAATTCAAGACGGGCTAACCGAGATTCGAAACAATATTAAATTTACCCCCGAAGGTAAAGATTTTTTTGATGGTTACTTAGAATGGGGCGAAGATGTAGTTGCGCGAGGTATCGAAGTATTAAAGGATGGATTAGGCAATCAATTTGAAACGCGGTATGCACAAGCATTAGAATATCGCGAAGAACGGTTGCGGGTGCTTGAAGAAACTGCTAAAAAACTACAACTAGATCCTAACTATAGTCACGGGGTCGAACAGTCTACAAAAGAAGTATTATTGGCAGAGTTAAAGCGTCGCAAAGACGAAGAAATAGCGGCAGAACCTATAGCAGATGGTGCGGCCGCTGTGCGGTTTGATTCGGTAGTTCCTTTCACTGTGGTGGACCCGTCGCAGCAATAATTGCGACGGGCGGGATTCATTCCGCTAAATATGGTATATGGCATTACCAACTACGCGCACACAACTCAAGACCTATATTAAACGTCGTTTGGGAGAGCCGGTCATTACCGTGAATGTCGCGGATGACCAACTCGAAGAGCGTATTGATGATGCATTGGCGTTTTTCCAAGATTATCATTTTGCCGCGTCAGAGAAAGTTTATCTGAAGCACCAACTTACGTGGTCGAATGTCGTTTTTACGACCAACACCACAGGTGAATTTACAAATAATGAACTCATTCTTGGTCAAACTAGTAATACAGCCGGAGTGGTATTTCGACAATCGTCAAATACGTCCTTGATGTTTACGTATAGTCGGCCTAATGACACGCAAAATTTTCAGGTGGGTGAAACCATTGTCGGCCAACGCTCTAACGCCACGGGTGTCATTTCGCAAATCAATGTCGGGGATTGGGATAATCAATACATTCCCATCTCTGACCTTGTATTGAATATCTATCGCGTCCTGACTATTGATGGATTTGCCGTAGATCGTGGCACGGGATTGTTCTCGTGGAACTATCAATTCTTGATGAATGACTTGAGTTGGTTGTCCAGTAGTAGTGTCATTTCATATTTTCTCACTCGTTCGCATATGGAAATGTTGAACGACATGTTTATTGGTGACACTCAATTACGATTCAATCGATATGTGAACAAGTTGTATTTGGATGTGGATTGGCGACAAAAAGTTAAAGCCGGAGATTGGGTGGTGGTGGAAGCACAGCGAGTGCTGAACCCTGCGGATTATACTAAAATTTGGTCAGACCGATTCCTCCGCGATTATGCCACCGCATTGGTGAAGAAGCAGTGGGGTCAGAATCTTGTGAAGTATGAAGGGGTGCAAATGCCAGGGGGCGTCACGCTCAATGGTCGCGCTATCTACGATGAGGGCAATCGAGAAGTCACCCAACTCGAAGAAACCATTCAAGCCAAGTTTGAGTTACCGCCCGAATTCTTGGTCATGTAGGAGGAGACCTGTATGGCAACTAACTCCTACGTTCGCTGGTGGACGGATACCAACGAGCAAAACTTACTCCAAGGCCTAATGACCGAAGCCATTAAATTTCATGGCTTTGATTTGGTCTACATGCCGCGGTCGATGCGCCGTGAAGATACGTTGTATAACGAAGATATTCTCAGTAAGTTTACCTCGACATATTCGATTGAAGCCTATCTCAAAAACGTGACAGGATGGGATGGTCAAGGTAACTTCTTGAGCAAGTTTGGGTTGCGCGTCGATGATAAGATGACCCTGATGATTTCTCGCGAACGCTTCGATGAGATTATCCCACGAGCGCGTCTTACCACGGGGCAAATATCTGCTGACGCGGACGGCGTGGTCGTGAGTGGGAATAATACCAAGTTCCGTTCCGAACTGAAAGTGGGCGATGTCATTATCACCAGTCGTAGTGGTCAGTCACGCACGATTGTATCGATTGAGAGTAACACCAAACTGACGGTAGATACACCGTATACCACAGTAGTAGAATCCGAATACTTCTCCATTCCTGTGACGACCCCGACCGTGCTTCCGACCGATCGGTCGAATCTTCCTCCGTCACGTCCAATGGAAGGGGATTTGATTTATTTCCCCGAGCCGTTGAATGTCATGATGGAAGTCAAGTATGTGCAACATGAAAAAGCATCGGGTCAGTTCTATCCGTTAGGCAAATTAACCTTCTACGAAGTCGAATGTGAAATCTTTACCTACAATCATGAAGTCATCGAGACGGGCGATCCGAGTATTGATATCTACGCACAAACCTACGAATATCAACAAGATTTGTTCTTGGTGCAAGAGGCGGGGGTGGGTGCGTATGAAGTTGGCGAACATGTTTATCAGGGCGCCTATCTCGCGGATAGCACCGCCAGCGCAGATGTTGTGTCATGGGATGCGGAGAATCATATTCTACGGGTGGGTAATATCAAGGGTGAGTTTAAGCCGGCTGTGTTAGTCGCGGGATACTCATCGCAAGCCTCGTACTATCTCGAAGAAGCCCCGAATACGATGCTGATGCCCAATACCAAAGCGGCCGATAATACGTATCTTGACGAAAAAGATAATGACATTATTGACAACCGCGAGATTCATCGCATCGTGGGAGGCGTCTAATCATGTTTGCGCCCTTCTATCACGAACTCCTTCGCAAGTATCACATTGCGTTTGGCACAATTTTCAAGAACCTGACCATCGTGCGCGACGATGCGACGGGAGATGAACTACAACGCATGGTGTTGCCCATTGAGTATGCCAACCGCGAGGGATGGCTCACTCGTCTGCGGCAAGACCCCGACTTGAATAACCAAGCGGCGATTGTGTTGCCGCGACTCGCGTTTGAGATGACCAGTATGCGTTATGACCCGTCACGCAAACTGAACAGTCTCAACCAACGCACGTCTCCGAGTCGGGATGGTGCCTTGAATACGGTGCGTCGGTACTTTGTGGGCACACCCTACATTCTCACGTTCAATCTCTATGCGATTACGCGCAGCATTGAAGATGCGAACCAAATCACCGAACAAATTCTCCCGTTCTTCACACCGGATTATTCAATGCTCATTCGATTGATTCCGTCATTGGGCATTATGGATCGTATGCGTGTGGTGATGGATGGGGGGTCGCCCCAGTGGTCGGATACCTATGAGACGGCGAGTTTTCCAAATACCCGAGAGATTGTATTGACGTGGACATTTAATGTGTCCGCAAACTTTTATGGACCTCTATCGCCTGTACCACCTTCGATTATTCGTCATATCATGGTCGATCTCTACAATATTCCGAATGATAAGATTATGGAAGGTCCTAACTATTTTGTGACTGATGCGTTACATCGGATTCTATTAGAAGATAAACGCGGCCGGCTGATTGATGAAGATAGTGTAGTTGATTTACGTACCTTTGCGCGTCAAGCGCGTATTGAGATTGTGCCCGATCCAATTAATGCGTTACCACAGAAACCTGTAGATAGTACTACGACTATTACTGAATATGTGGATGGAAAACAAGCATATGTGAGTTTAGGTATTGACGATGACTCCGATGCTCCGGCTTCAGTAGTATAACGTGAGGAACCATTGTGAATGATTCAACCAAAGAGGCGCTGAATACTATTTTTGATGTCGAGCCGGTCACACCATCTACCTCCGCCGAAATTATTCCAGCGGTGGAAATTTTACCGGCACCAATCTCTTCTGCGCCGCCAGACGAAAGTGAAGCAGAAAAACTCGCCCGAGAAGATTTTGAATTTTCCCGAGGCGCATTGAAGTCCGTGGCCACCGAATCACAAAATACGCTACATCGGGCGGTGGATGTTGCGAATCAAACCGATACTCCACGCTCATTTGAAGCCGTCGGTGATTTGGTACGCGCCACATTAGAAGCACATCGCGAACTTCAAGGTCTACATAAAACCGCCGCGGAAATTCGTTTGGCGACAAAAACCGCACAGACACCGGCAAGTCAAGTGAATATTCAACAAGGGGTCGTCTTTCAAGGCAGTTCCGAAGAATTGTTACGATTGATTTCTAAAGATCGCCAGTAGGTGCTTATGGGCCGCGATGATGAAATTTTTAAGGGAAATGCCAGTTTACCGCCGGCGGACGCGACCTATGCGTACAATGTCGAGGAACTCCGTGAATTTGTAAAATGCTCGCAAGACCCCGTGTATTTTATTAAAACCTACATGAAGATTATTCAAGTCGATAAGGGCTTGGTGCCGTTTGAAATGTGGGAGTTTCAGGAAAACATGGTGCGCTGCTATCACGAGAACCGTTTTAGCATCACCATGTGTTCGCGTCAGGTCGGTAAGTCTACTACCGTCATCGGCTACTTTCTCTGGTATATTCTCTTCAACGTCAACGTGCGGTGCTGTATTTCGGCCAATAAACAGAAAACGGCTGTGGACTTGCTCGGTCGTTTGAAACTCGCCTATGAAAATTTGCCACGGTTCCTCCAACAAGGTGTCGTGCGTTGGGCGCGCATGGAAATCGAACTGGCCAACGGTGCGACGTGTTTCGCGGCCGCCACCTCTTCCAGTGCCGTCCGTGGTGGATCTTATAATATCCTGTTGCTCGACGAGTTTGCGTTCGTGCCTGAAAATATTGCGAATGAGTTTTATGCTTCGACGTTCCCGACCATTACGTCAGGTAAGACCACCAAGTTGATTATTGTCTCGACGCCTAATGGTATGAATCTGTTTCATAAATTCTGGGCGGAAGCCCAAGCCGGTGACAACGATTTTAAACCATTGTTTGTTCATTGGAGTCAAGTGCCGGGTCGTGATGACGCATGGAAAGAGGAAACCGCCCGTAATATTGGTGGACCCGAAAAATTTGCCCAAGAATATGAGTGCTCGTTCCTTTCGACCTCGTATACACTCATTCGGTCGCAAGTGTTACAGACCCTCACCCATAGTCAGCCCATCGAAACTAGTGACACAGGGTATGCGGAGTTCCTTCCGCCCGACAAGTCACGCGCCTATGTGATGACCGTCGATACGGCATCAGGTCAGGGACTCGATTATTCCACCTTCGTGATTGTCGATGTATCAGAAATGCCGTATCGTATCGCCGCGACCTATGCGAATAATCGCATCACTACGATGGAGTTCCCACAGGTCATCATGCAATATGCGAAACGCTACTTCATGCCGTGGCTCATGGTGGAAGTTATGGATATCGGTCGCGATGTGGCCTTTATTCTCTCCCGCGACCATGAGTATGAACGACTCATGACGGCGGTCACTGAAAAGCGATTGGGACAGCGATTGACCTTTAATGCCAAAATGAATCGACATCTTGGATTACGCATGACCGCTGGTGTCAAACGGTCAGGATGTGCGGTGCTCAAGACGTTGGTCGAAAATCATCATCTTATGATTAATGACTATCGGATCGTGCAACAATTGTCCGTATTTGTGCAAAAAGGGTCGCTGTATATGGCCGAAACGGGTCACCACGATGACTTAGTGATGCCCTTGGTCATGTTGGGGTGGATTTCCCTCCAACCAAATTTTGCCGAAGTGACGGGAACTCGGGCCTTGGATGCATATACCCAGATTATTACGGAAAGTAAAGATAACCCCGTGCCTATTGTCGTAGATGACGAGCATCCGATGCCGTTGGGCGTATTCGGAAACTCGAACGATGATGATGACCCGTACTGGGTGCTGCGCTGAACAAGAAGGGTTTACTAAATATCAAATGAAATATTGGGCACGACGACGTGCATCACATTTAAGACTTATCGAGGAGTAACCTATGGCAACGCAAGTCAGTCCAGGCGTAGTAATTAACGAAATTGACCGTTCAGATTCGCTGACGCAAGTGGCGCTGACGGAAGGGGCCATTGCGGGGTCGTTCGCGTGGGGCCCGATTCTTGACGTAGTAACGGTGTCGTCAGAAACCGAACTCGCCCAGAATTTTGGTAAGCCGAATAATGATACGGCGAGCACGTTCTTCACCGCAGCCAACTTCTTGGCCTATAGCAACACGTTGCGCGTGGTGCGGGCGGCGAATACGTCAGCATTAAACGCGACCGATGACGGTGGTGGGTTACTCATCAAGAACGAAGACCACTACAATACCACTATTGCGGGAACTACCCCGGGTGAGGGTGTGTGGGCAGCCAAGTATGCGGGAACGCTCGGTAACTCATTGCGTGTCGAGATTTGCGCGAGTGCTGACGCATTTCGGTTTAACTCGGGTGCCATAACGGCGGACTTTGACAGCAATACCGTCACGTTTAGTGCAAACGTTGATAGTCTGTCGGTAGGCGACACGTTGATTGTTGGGTCACAGAAGCGCCGCGTCACTGCGGTGGCAAACGCGACGGAATGCACCATTAACGTGGCGTTTGGTGCGGCTGCGACTAACGGGTCAGCGTTCATTCGGGAATGGAAATATGCGGGATACTTCACCGCAGCGCCTGGTACGTCTACCTACGCAGACCAGCGCGGTGGAGCGAACGATGAGGTGCATGTCGTGGTGATTGACGAAAAAGCCGCCATTAGTGGTACTGCAAACACCGTGCTTGAACGGTACGAAGGATTAAGTAAGGCCGAAGATGCTAGAGCCGACAATGGTGCGGTTAGTTACTATCCGAGTGTAATTAACTCAAAATCTGCGTGGGTCTGGTTCTTGGAGCATCCGGCAGATGGCGGAAACTGGGGCGATTCCGCAAGTAACACCTTTGATTCTCCGGTCGCACCAGTGGTCGCATCACTCTCGGGTGGTGTTGGCGGGGAAACCTTAAGCGATGCCGAACAAGAAGCCGCATATGACTTGTTCAAAGACGAACAAGTCGAAGTGTCCTTCATCATGGGCGGTGAAGCGAGTGCGCAAGTGGCGGCGTATATCATCAACGAAGTTGTTGAACCGCGTAAGTATGCCATGGCATTTATTTCTCCCACAAAGTCGGCGGTTGTTGACAACGTTGGGGATGAAGTAGAGTCGGTCATTGCGTTCCGTGAATCCCTCCCGTCCACCAGTTATGCGGTGCTTGATTCTGGATGGAAGTATCAATACGACAAGTATAACCAAGTCTACCGCTATGTGCCGCTCAATGGTGACATTGCGGGATGCGCGGCGCGTACCGACCAAGTAGCGGAATCGTGGTTCTCGCCCGCAGGGTTCACTCGTGGTCAGTTGAAGATTGGAAACACGGTGAAGTTGGCGTGGAATCCGAAGCAAGCGGATCGCGACAGCTTGTATCTCAAGGGTGTCAACCCTGTCGTGTCCTTCCCCGGAGAAGGCACGGTATTGTATGGTGACAAGACGCTGCAAGCAAAGCCGAGCGCCTTTGACCGTATCAATGTTCGTCGTCTCTTCATCGTGTTGGAAAAGACCATCGACCGTTCGGCAAAGTATCAGTTGTTTGAGCAGAACGACGAGTATACACGCAACACTTTCATTAACTTGGTGGAACCGTTCCTCCGCTCGGTGAAGGGTCGTCGTGGTATCTCAGACTTCTATGTGGTCTGTGACGAAAGCAACAACCCACAGGACGCGGTAGACCGCAATGAGTTCCGCGCAGACATCTATGTCAAGCCGATTCGAAGTGTCAACTTCATTCAGTTGAACTTCGTCGCGGTGCGGTCAGATGTGGCGTTCAATGAAGTCATTACGAACCTTTCATAAGATGAACTAAATAAGGAGTAGGAGACACGACATGGCATTTCCTAGCATTACGGACTTCAAAGAACAACTATTAGACGGAGGCGCACGTCCTTCTCTTTTTGAAATGACGCTGGATTTTCCGGCAAATTTGATTGGAAGTGCGGCCGCACCAGCGGTGTTACTCGCACAAGCCAAGACGCGGTTTCACTGCCGCGTCTCGGAGTTGCCTGGCACACAGCACAACCCCATTACGGTCAAGTTTGCGGGGCGTGAAATTAAGTATGCGGGTCAGCGCGTATTCAACAACATCACGATTACCATCCTCAACGACGAAGCCTTTTCGGTGCGCCGCGGGTTGGAAGCGTGGTTTGAAGCCATGAATACTCGTGAGAGCAACCGTAGCAAGTTATCCTCTCCAACCTCATCGGGATATGCGGGCACGGGCACGGTGTATCAATACAACAAGAATGGCCAACGCATTCGTGGGTATCGTCTTGTGGATTTGTTCCCGGTGACCTTAGCGCCCATCGCATTAGATTGGTCAAACGATGGTGCCATTGAAGAGTATACGTGCGAATTTGCGTATCAATACTGGGAACCGGCGTTGGTCGGTGCTGGTATTGCTGACAGAATTCTTGACCCCGTTATCACGGTCTAATTGGTAGGTATTCAAAGGGGGAGGGGCGAATGGCCTCTCCCTCTGTTCGCCTTTAGAGTATGAATATGATGCTATCTACTTTCCTTGAGGATTCCTAATGGCGGATTTCAGCATCAATCAATTCAAAGCGAGTGTTGCAGCCGCGGGAGGATTATCCCGTGGTGTGTTTTACGATTGTCAAATTACGTTTCAAAATGAGCCGTTATTTGACCAAACGCAATTGCTATTGTGTAAAGCCGCAAATCTTCCCGCCGCGCAGTTAGATTTTACCGATCTAAAATACTTTACTCGTTCCGTAAAGGTACCGGCCGCACGACAGTTTCAACCCATTACGCTGTCGTTTTACAATACGCAAAATTATGATGTGCGTAATGTATTCTTAGTATGGTTATCTCTCTACAATACATCGATATCTAACGTGCGGAATGCCGGTGAAAATTATAGAAATGGCCAAGTATCCACAGACGTATTTCCATACAATCCCAACGGAAACTATGCGACGATTGAATTAACATCGCGAGACCTGCACCATGATGTGCGAGGTACGTATACGTTTTTTAATGCGTTTCCCACATCCATTGGCGGATTGAATTATTCATATGAGAACGATGCGCAAGTACAAACCTATGATGTCGAGTTTCAATATCTCTCGACCATCTTTATGGTGGAGTAATAAATAATAGCATGGCGATTAAACTCTTCGGCTACACCATTCTCTCGCAAAATGAAATCGTGAATCGGAGTATGTCTCCGTCCTTGGTCCCACCCAAGAACGAAGACGGCGCGGCAACCGTCAATGAAAACGGGCTGGGTGTATTTGGTGGGTATGCCGTAGACTTTGATACCTACTCTGCGTATACCAGCGAAATCGACCTCATCAATCAGTATCGTGACCTTGCCTTGCAACCTGAAGTCGATGAGGCTATTAGCGACATCATCAACGAGATGGTCATTCGTGACGACGGGGATTCTCCCGTCTCGATGAATGTGGATGCGCTTCCTAAAGTTTACGACGAAACCTTCCGTCAGCAAGTCTTAAAAGAATTTGATTACGTCATCGACCTACTCAATTTCAAAGAACGATGCCACTCTATTGCGCGGCAGTTTTATGTGGATGGTCGGTTGTATTACGATTTAATGATTGATGAAAGTCGTCCCGAGGGTGGAGTTGTTGAGGTTCGGAATGTAGACCCACGCACAATTCGCGCCGTGCGTGAAGTCCGCGATATGTGGCATCAAGAGACGGGGGCCCGGTTAACGGAAGTCGTGGATCAATACTATGTGTATAATCCAATGGGCTTCCGTAACCTATCGAACATTAGTTCTGGTCCTGGCGTCAAGGTTGCGAAAGACCGTATTGCGTATATCAATTCTGGCATCTATACACCTGGCAACGTCACGGTATTATCGCCACTCCATAAGGCCATTAAGCCGTTCAATCAATTGCGCATGGTGGAAGATGCGACGGTCATCTATCGCATCACTCGCGCCCCCGAACGCCGCGTCTTTTACATCGACGTAGCAGATCTTCCCACGGCTCGGGCCGAGCAATATGTTAATGCGGTCGCCACGCGCTACCGTAACCGCGTAGTTTACGACAGTCACACGGGCGAAATTCGGGATGACCGCAAGATTCAATCCATGCTGGAAGATTTCTTCCTTCCGCGCCGCAGCAATGGACGCGGCACGGAAGTCACGCAGTTACAGGGTGGACAGAATCTCGGTGAGATGCAGGATGTGGATTACTTCCGCAAGAAACTCTATCGGGCTCTTGCGATTCCCGCGTCACGCTTAGAATCCAGCGGATCGCAATTCCAGTTAGGACGCACGACGGAAATCACTCGCGATGAAATTCGCTTCTCAAGGTTCTTGCAACGTCAGCGCGATCGTCTCGCGACTTTGTTTGATGAGATTCTGCAACGTCACCTGACGCTCAAGGGCATCATTCGGTCACAAGAACAATGGCGTCAATTGCGGCATTTTATTCGATATGAGTTCAATACCGATTCTTACTTCTCAGAATTGAAGAAGATGGAGGTCTTGAAAGAACGGTTGAACGTGGTGCAACAAGTAGATCCATATGTTGGGAAGTATTTCTCCGAGCAATATGTTCGTGACCATATTCTTCGTCTCACATCAGAAGAGCAGCAACAGATTGAGCAAGATAATAAAGAAAATCCTCCGACACCACCAGAGGGCATGGGCGGACCGGAATCCGAATTAGGTGCGACACCGGAACCTGCGCCCCCCGCACCAAAATCTGAACCACTAGGAGTGGAACCAGAACCTGATGCGGAGGAATTCTTCTTTGGAGATACGTTGGCGAAAGAGTAGTCACTACATATTTTCTAAATAGAATAGAGGCAAATGATGGCGTCATCAGTAGAATTATTACGGGCAATTCGTGCAAAGGATTTCGTGGAGGCCAAGGAACAGTTCTCTGCGATTATTCAAGATAAAATGCGGGCCGTGTTAGCGCGTGAATACCAAGACACCGCGAAGACACTTATTACCAAGAAGTAGGATATATGGCGTATACACAAGTTCAAGTTATCGCAGACACTGACCGACGCCATGTGGTCAAGCGGGTCAATCTTGCCAACACGGAAACCAGTGCGTTAGTCGTGAATGCCGCCGCGTTAGGGTATGCGGTCGTACAAGTCACGACCGACGCATCCGCCAACAACTTCAAGGTCGGAGAGACGGTTAATTCCAGCAGTGGCGGCACCGCGACGGTACAGGATGTGCTCAGTCCCACGGTAATCAATTTGATCGATGTGTCGGGCACGTTTGCCGACACCGACATCATCACCGGCACCACGACGTTAAAAACGCGCACGCAAAATGGTCCGGTCGTCCCTGACACGTATGTGTTGCAAGTTGCGCGAGTGATATACGATGTTGGAGAAAGTAACACCACAGAAACGGTAGAACTCATGTGGGAAGGCAACGGCGGAGGTGCGAATAATCGCACGATTGTAACCTTAACGGGTAAAGGTGTATTGGAGTTTGATACCCACGGTGCTCGCATTCCCAACAACGCAAACAACCCCACGGGTAATATTATTCTTACGACGTTGAATTGGGATACCAAGTCCAGTTATACCATTTTAGTTGATATTAACAAGTATAGCGGATACGCTCAACCCTTCCTCCAACGCAACGTATTAGGACGGTACTAACATGGCACTAAAACTCATCACCGAAACCGTTGCGAATGTTCGCACTCTCGTGGAAGAAGCCGAGGGTGCGACTAAGCCCGCATATTTTATCGAAGGCATTTTCATGCAGGGCAACAAGAAGAACCAGAACGGTCGAGTCTATCCGACTGAAACGCTCGTGCGGGAGATGCTTCGGTATCAGAAAGAATATATTGACCGCAAACGTGCGTTTGGTGAATTGGGGCATCCCGATAGTCCAACAGTCAATCTGGATCGGGTGTCGCATATGATTACCGAATTGAAGCAAGAGGACAATAACTTTGTGGGCAAAGCCAAGGTCATGGTGCATACCCCGATGGGCAATATCGTCAAAGCGTTAATTGACGAAGGCGCTGAACTCGGAGTCTCGTCTCGTGGGTTAGGTTCCCTGCGAGATACAGATCATGGCATTATGGAAGTTCAGGACGATTTCTACTTCTCAACGGTGGATATCGTGGCTGATCCTTCGGCGCCCGACGCATTTGTGCGTGGGGTTATGGAGGGGAAAGCATGGGTATGGGAAAGCGGTGTCTTGAAGGAATGTGCGGTATCGCAAATTGCACAAACTATTGAGGAAGTACACAAGCCGACGGTTTCAAGTGAAGAGCGGTCGGTGGCATTAGTAGAGTCGTTCAATCAATTCCTTACGGCGCTTCGCCAAGGGGTTCAGTCAAACATACGGTAACGCTAAATAAACATTAGCGTTGTTTACCTTTTAAGCGAGGATCATATGGCAACACCAGAGAAACTGTTATCAGTCACGAATGCTGAAAAGCAAGACAAACTTGATGCAAACACGGAAGATGCGAAGGTTCAAGAGGTCGGTGGACCAGAGCCGGAATGGTCAACCGCAAACTACGCCAATTTCAAGTTTGATGCGGCTGTGGGTGTGTCGCCAGATTCTTCGATTCCGACTGAAGTTGACGCCGAAAAAGCGGACAAACTTGAAGAAGCCGAAGCCTGCCCCGTGTGTGGCAAGGAACCGTGCGAATGCGAGTCGCTGAAGGAAGAGGATGGCGACGAGAAAAAGAAAGACGACGAAACAGAAGTCGTTGCGGAAGAAGGCGGCACGGAAGATGAGCCCAAGACCGCCGATGAACTCCGTCAGGATGCTCCGTCCATGAAGGTTGATGAAGCCGACACGGACGAAGATGACGCGGACGACTCTGACGACGAAACGCTCGACCTTGATTTGTCAGACTTGATGGACGACGAAGATGGTGATGTCGTTGAACTCTCCGGTGACGAGGAAGAAGTCTCAGACGAAGGCGACGACGATACGGATGAGGACGAGACGCCTGATTTCACCCCCGAGGAAGATGACAAGGTGTGGCAGGATGACGACGAATCCGAAATGAAGGTTGACGTGGATGAATCCGACGACGCCGACGAAGATGACGCAGAAGAAAAGATTGATGATGTCATCGCCGAAGAAGGCGACGAAGACGACAAGAAAGACGACGAGCAAGAAATGGTCTCTGAAGAAGATGACGAAGACGATGCCGAAAAGAAGGATATCGTTACGGAAGAAGATGACGAAGAGTCCGATGACGAGAAGAAACATGCGGAGCCCGTGGCCGAAGGGAAGTTAAAGATTTCGTTCAAGATGGACGAAGCCAAGCAACTCTTTGAAAACAACACCGTGCTGACCGAAGAGGATAAGCGTCAGTCGCGTGTATTGTTTGAAAGTGCCGTGCGTTCCGTGGCCAAGCAAATCGGTCAACAATTGCACGAGACGTATCAATCGCGATTTGTTGCCGCAAAGAAACAACATGAAGCGAAAGTTGCCGAACAAGTAGACCAGTATTTGTCGTATGTGGTCGAACAATGGGCGAAGGATAACAAGGTTGCGTTACAGAATCACTTACGCAATCGTCTCTCCGATAGTTTCATTGCGGGGCTTCAGAAGTTGTTTGTGGAACACTACGTGGAAGTGCCACAATCGAAGGTGAATGTGGTAGAAGCGTTAGCGAAGAACGTGAAGTCGTTGAAGAGCAAGTTGAAGGATGCGGAAGCGAAGTCCGTGAAGTTGCATGAGGAGTCGCGTGTAGCGATTCAGCGTGAGCGGCTTGCGTTGAAGAAGGAACACAAGGCACGGTTAATTGCGGAAGCGGCAAGTGCGGTGACCGCGGCTGACCGTGGGGGATTCGTGGAGCGGGCAAACACGGTGAAGTTCACCACCACGAAGGAATTCAAAAAGGATTTGATTGCTCTGCGGGAGCAGTACTTTAGGGCCACGAAGTCGGTTGAGCGACCGAGTAATGAGCCCGTTGCTGCCCCACTCTTTGAGACGAAGCAAGCCACGGTCTCCAGTGTAGATACTTACACGAAGATTGCGGATCGTCTCACAGGGCGGTCATAAACGCTCAGTTCATTAACCGTTAGTTTATTTACTTACTAGGAGAAGTTAGACATGTCCATTCTTAAGGGTCAATTAGAGAAGAAGTGGGCACCCCTGCTCGACCATCAGGGTATGCCCAAGATCAAGGACGAGTACCGTCGCGCTGTGACGGCCATCGTGCTTGAAAACCAAGAGCGCGAAGCCCGCAAGGCGGCTGGTATCAATGGGGACCTCCTCACCGAGTCGGTTCCGACGATGGCAGCAGGCACGGGTGGTTTCGGTTCCACGGCAACGGCCACGGGCCCTGTCGCGGGTTTCGATCCGATCCTCATCGCCCTCGTGCGTCGTTCGATGCCGAACCTGATTGCGTATGATGTCTGCGGTGTCCAGCCGATGTCTGGTCCCACGGGTCTCATCTTCGCAATGCGTTCACGGTACGGCTCGCAGAGCGGCGACGAAGCACTGTATCAGGAAGCGAACACCGCATGGTCCGCTGTGGGTCAGGGTGGTACGCACAGTGCGAACGCCAACCCGTTCTCGGCGTCGTTCGGTACCTCGACGGGTGCCAACACGGCGTTTGGTGAATCGCTTGGTGTTGCGAACAGCACCGGCGGTCTTGAAGCGACCAACGCAATTCCGCAGATGGCATTCAGCATTGAGAAGGTAACTGCGACCGCAGTGACCCGTGCGCTCAAGGCCGAATACTCGGTGGAAATTGCGCAGGACTTGAAGGCGATCCACAACCTCGACGCGGAGTCGGAACTCGCAAACATTCTCTCGGCTGAAATCCTCGCGGAAGTCAACCGTGAAGTGGTGCGTAGTATCGGTTACTCGGCGGCGAACGGTGCGGCTCAGACGGCTGCTCCGGGCACCTTCGACCTCGATGTGGATAGTAACGGTCGTTGGTCGGTGGAGAAGTTCAAGGGTCTGTTCTTCCAGATCGAGCGCGAAGCGAACGCGATTGCGAAGCAGACACGTCGTGGCCGTGGTAACATCATCATCACCTCGTCTGACGTTGCGTCAGCGTTGGTGGCGGCTGGTGTGCTCGACTACACCCCCGCGATGCAAGCGGACTTGGCCGTGGATGACACGGGCAACACGTTTGCTGGTACCTTGATGGGACGCTACAAGGTGTTCGTCGATCCGTATGCTCCGATTGGTGCAGCGGCCGAATACTTCGTGGTTGGTTACAAGGGTTCGTCACCCTACGATGCGGGTCTGTTCTACTGCCCGTACGTGCCGCTCCAGATGTATCGTGCGGTTGACCCGAACAGCTTTGTCCCGAAGATTGGCTTCAAGACCCGCTACGCGCTGGTCTCGAACCCGTTCTCGAAGGGCACGGCGGGTCAGTCGAATGGTTCCATCGAAGCGGATGTGAACCAGTACTACCGCAAGGTCAAGGTCGCCAACCTGTTCTAATAGGTCGGCGATTGTGACAAGAACGACTGAGAGAGGGGCAGGAGCAATCCTGCCCCTTTCTTTTTAAATACGACTAAGGAGTACTTGTATGTCACATACCAATTGGAGATCGTTTATAGCGGATGCGAAAACCCACGCGCACGATCCGCAACAATTAACCGAACAACAGATATTGATGGAAGGCACCTTTTCTCGGTTATCATGGGAATTTTGTAAATATTTGGCGGGGTATATTTCTGGAGTGCTGATTGTAGTGGTGGTATTTTTTGTGTGGTTGGCCACCGCAACGGTACTTCGTCCTATTGCTGCAATACTAGGGTTTATGGGCGATGTACCGATGCTGATATCTGAGATGATTAGAGAAATTAAAAAGGCGCAACAAATCTATAACACGAAGAAAGAATTGTCTCCCGAAGAAATTCAGCGTGTGAAAGCCGCCGCACAACGTGTGTATAATTCACTTGGTGCAAGAGGCAAATCTATGGTCACTCGATACTCTAATCGATTGTCCTCAATGGATTTGAGTTCGCCGCAATCTCAAGACGAAGCCGCAAAAATGGTAATTGCGTTAAAGGATATCGTCGCACGGAAAGAAGCCGCATAGTAATCATTATACAGAGATATGATAACAGTAATACATACGAGGAGGTGGGATAATACTCGCCTCCTTTTTTATTTCCTAAATACTGCTATGAGCACTATTTCCATTCCGTCCGATACATTCAATCTGTTTCCGGCTGACTCTGTTAGCCACGTCATGCAGTTTGCTCGACTGCCGATGACCACGTTCACCATTCAAGAAGTGAACCTTCCCGCCGTGACCGCACGGACGGCGACGGTAAATACCCCTGGCATCAATACCAAACATCTTCCTGACCGTCTCACGTATGACCCGCTCACTATTTCGTTTTTGGTGGATGAAGAGTTTCGTGCGTGGCGCGAACTCTATTCATGGATGTATGGCATGGTGGGTGGGCCGGATCGCAGTGTGACGACCGCTGATTTTGTGGAATCGCAAATTAACTTTGTCTATCCCGAAAAGCCGGCAGCCCGACTGGACAAAGCGGGACGCACGACAGCAGGGTTGACCATCATCAACGCCGCTAAGATTCCACTCTTGCGGTTCGTGTTCCATGATGTGTATATCACGTCATTGGGGCAAATTCAATTTGCTACGACTTCAATTGATCCCATCACCCCATTGACCTGCCAAGCCACGTTTGAATATGCGTATTATTCCATCGTGGAAGTGCGTCGATAGATGATATACTAGTGGTCACGATGACACTAGAGACATTACACACCGAATGGGCAAAAGACCAAGACTTGTCCCTCGATCGCCCCGACAAAGCCATTCGTGATGTGCCACTGCTCCATGCGAAATGGTGGCGCTATTATACGGACGAACGTCAACGCTACGTGCTGATTAAACAGGAGCATGATGAATTGCGTCGTGCCAAGTTTGAATGGTATGTCGGACGGCTCGATGAGACGGAACGCGAGAAGCGTGGCTGGCCGCCACAGCATCTGCGCATCGTCAGGTCTGAGGTTGATGGATATTTGAGTAGTGATACCGACTTATTGCCTTATGCTGGCAAATTAGAAGTTCAAGAAACCAAACTCAAGTTTATTGAGGATGCGATTAAGCATATCAACGGTCGCGGGTATCTCATTCGTTCGTATATTGATTATTTGAAATTCTCGCAAGGAGCCTAAGCATGTTTGATGTGATGCCGCAGACCCCGCGCAAAATGATACGGGCCCTCGTTTATCCAAATCTTACATACCGTAAAGATATCGAAAAGGATTCGTTTGTCCAGTATCTGTCTACAACTATTGCGGAACTGAATACGCTCCGAGATGATTTGTTTTTTACACTTTGGCTCCCAGAGTCGGTAAAATCTTTAGAGTTCCCCAATGTGGAACAGGTTAACTGGCCGCTACCGACTCATGCCCCGGCGATGCGGGTGCATTTTGATGTGTTGTTGGCAAAAAAATTACTCTCTCATGCCAACGATTTCGATTTAGTATTTCATCATCTCCCTGAAGCGACTCATGCGTTGTATGCCACGATGATGAACCTGACGCACCATCGCCCGGCGTTCTTTGGGTATGCGCATTGGTTTGACCTGCCACAGACGGCCTCGTGGGAAGGTGCGAGTTTCCGTGAGAACCTGAGTGGATTGCTGGACATGCAACTGTGCTACGTGAATACCGAAGCCCAGAAACAGTTGGTGCTGGCCAATGCGTCCGCGCTCTTCTCGAAGAAAATCTGTAATAGACTTGACCAGATTCTTCAGGTGTCCTCTCCCGGTGTGTCCCCGTCGCAGATTGTGTCCTCGATTGAGGAGGAATCCGATCCGGTGATTGTCTTTAATCATCGACCTGACCCGTATAAGGATTACCCGGCGTTCCTTCGCGCCATGCGGGAACTGCGCAAGCAGCGACAGGATTTCACGGTGTGGGTGCCTCTGGCAGATAGTTGTCCCGAGCCGTGGATGGTGAATACTAAATTGGATAAAGCGGCGTATTATAAGATGCTGCGTCAGTGCCGGGTGGGGATTGCGCCACGACAGACGTATGAAGGATGGAGTATTGCCGCGACGGATGGTCTGATGAATGGGTGTCCGTATATTTTCTATGATGCAGACTATTATCAGGAACTCCATCCCGGTGCGGATACCTTTACCGATTGGTCAGAGGCGTTGGTGCTGATCAATCGCTATCTCGATGATGTGACGTATCGGAATACACAGGCGACTCACGGTCTGACCCGTGCGCGGCAATTGACGACGACCGTTCGCGCAGAGCAGATTAGCGCGGATATTGATCGATTGGTCTCTACGCTTCCCACACGAGAATCCAGCATGACGGCACAACTGGAGCATTACATTCGCGCTAATTCTTCGGTCACTAAAGCCGCGATGATTAAATCGTTGAATTGGGGGAGAGGAATTGCGTGGACGCCATACCGACGTGCGTTGCTTCGGCATCCAAACATTTTCGATACGACAGGACGTGACACGATCTATCAGTGGGTAGACTAGCATGGCGGATATTATCCTTGCACCCTTGAATCATGCGTTCATTCATATTTGGTCCGACGAAGCCATCGAGCGTGAACTCTCGGATGAGTTCTCGTTCGTGGTGCCTGGGGCGCAATATATGTCCATCTATCGCAAGCGCAACTGGGATGGAAAGATTCGCTTATTCAATCGCGTGACGAAAACCATCTACGCCGGCTTGACCGCAAAAATTGAACGCTGGGCGAAGAACCGCGGCTACACCGTAGAGAACCGCACACCCATCACCACGGGCGCATGGTCGGGGCTCGACACCGCCGCAATTATCAAACAGCACCCCATTCCATTTGAGATTCGGTCATATCAGGAAGAGGCAATCACTCACGGTCTGCATCGTCAACGCTGTGTGCTTATTTCTCCCACGGCGTCTGGAAAGAGTTTGATTCTGTATTATCTCGTGCGAGCGCGTATGTCGCACGGGCCGGTACTGCTCATCGTCCCGACCATCTCACTCGTCTCACAGATGGTGGAAGATTGGCGAGAATATGGGTGGACCAACGTGGAACAATCGGTACATTCCATTCGTGGGGGTGTGAAGAAAGACACCGATAAGCCAATCGTCGTCAGCACATGGCAGTCAATCTTCAAGCAACCCGAAGACTGGTTCGACCGCTACACCACCGTGCTGGGCGACGAATGTCATTTGTATAAAGCGGAGTCGCTGCGTGGCATCATGGAGAAGGTGCCGAACTGTGCGGTGCGCATTGGGGTGACGGGCACCCTCGATGATGCGAAGTCCAACAAACTCATGGTGGAGGGCGTCTTTGGCCCATCGTATCAGGTCGCTCGCACCGCTGACCTGCAAACACAAGGACACCTCACTCCTATTACCGTCCAAGCGCACTTTCTTCAATATAGTAAACATGATAAGTGGATGCTTAAGGAACACAAGCGTAGTTATCACGAAGAACTGGACTATTTGGTACAGCACCCCGGCCGTATGGAGTGGCTGGTCGAATTTGTCTCACAGTTGTCGAATAACGTACTCATTCTGTATCAGTTTGTCGAAAAGCATGGGATTCCCCTGTATGACGCCATTCGTGAAAAACTTGGCAAACATCGACCTATATACTTTGTGAGCGGAGACATCGACGCGGAGCAGCGAGAGCGCGTCCGTGCGTTGCTAGAACGCTCAGAACACCTTGTGCTGGACTTTGGCGACCTTCAGGTGCGGTGCTTACCCGACGAATGGGTTCCGCTCTCTAATGGTCACCGGAAACTCGCCAAGGACATTTCGGTGGATGATGACGTGGATGATCAGTGGTGCCGCACCAATAGTGGCGTGTTGAAAATGTCTAAATAGAAATAGGGCAGGGAAACCCAACAGTTTCTTTAACGTTCACTAGAAAAGGACACGAACATGGCACAAAGTCAATGGGGTAAGGTAGACCGTAAGCAGGATTCGCCGATTTGGGCACCTGCACAGGTTAACAAGCCTTCGACCCGTCTCGAAGCAAACGCATTGTTTAATAACACCACTTCTGGTGCCTATATTACGGGTGCAACGGTCGGTACCTATGGTGTGTCCACCGCAGAAATGGCTGACGCAGTAGTCGGTCAGGTTGCGAGTGTGACCGTTTCGACCGCAGGCTCGGGCTTCACCGTGCGCCCCACGGTGAGTTTTTCGGGTGGTGGTCAGGGCGCGTCCGGTGCGACTGCGACAGCAACGGCGAAGGTGGTCTCGGTAACGCTTGGTGGCGGTACTGGTGCTGGTGGTCAAGATTACGCCGCAGGTGATGTGGTGACCGTCGCGGGCGGAACCGCAGGCACCGTCGCGAAAATTAACGTACTGACCGTCAATGCGTCAGGTGGTGCGCTTACCTTATCGATTAACGTGGCGGGTTCGTATACCGCGCTTCCGACGCTGGCAAACAACACGCCCACCGGTGGTAACGGTACGAGTTTGCGTGTAAACTTGTCGTACGGTGTCAATGGTGTGACCGTGACCGCGAATGGTTCTGGTTATACGGCAGTGCCGACCGTGACCTTCGGGGGTGCGGGTGGCACGGGTGCGACGGGTGCCGCAACGCTGCGGTCCGAGCAGGGCGGTATCACTCACGCGGGATGGGTGCTGCGAAAGAAAGTCGGCAATCGCACGCAATATGAGACATTGGTGGCTGGTAAATTTATTAGCAGCGACGCCAGCGACGACACCGTGCTTCCTGAGTAATAATCGGGATTCGCGAATACTGAGGGAGAGCAGCAATGCTCTCCCTTTTTTATTGTACTAAATATGATATACTACCTATTGTATGAGTAAGCCGAGGTGTCGCATATGAAACCCGTGAAGATTGAATCGGAGACCGTGAAAGACGCGATTTTGATTGCGTCGTATGGCACGTTCAGCACGGGTGTAAACATTCGTAAACTGCATCATGTGGTCTTTGCCTCTCCCTCTAAAAGCCGCTATCGCGTGTTACAGAGTATTGGTCGCGGACTGCGGCTTCATGCCAGCAAGAAAGTGGTGTATGTCATGGATCTGATTGACGACGCCCATCAAAAATCCTACGTCAACTATTGCTATAAACATTGGGCCCATCGAGCGAAGTTCTATCAAGAAGAATCGTTTCCGATTGAAGTCTATGCCC